AAAGATAGGCTCATGTGATTCTTGTTCTAGTTTATTTAACCTTTTATCATGATGAAAAACATCTATTTCAACTTTATCAATTCTTTCATCTGCATCATTTTGCTTTTCTACATAATCAAGAACTTTACTTAGTTTCCATTTTTTAGCTATTTTTTTAATGATAGCATCTTTAGCCTTATCTAGTATTAATTTCTTAAGCATCATTTAATATTTCTTGTTTTCATTCTTTTCTTGCATTCTCATGAACTTGTGCTTTAATCCATTTCCAGAAAGAGCTGATATGATTTCTACCAATGTCTTAAAACTATTTTCTAATCCTTTTTGCTCTAACTGCATCTTCTTTAGTTGATCAATTAACTTGATCTGTATAGCTTCTAATCTTGCAAAAGATTCTCTTAATTCTTTAGATAACTCATTTTGGATATAATTGTTTTGTTTGGTTACCATGTAATACATAGCACATGCTACTACCAATGGAACTCCATACTGCTCTAAAACACTTAACCAAATATCCATTATTTATTCCCATCTATCAAATTTCCCCAAACTACAGCTTTTCCTTTAATGATCTGAACTACATCTGTAGTAAAGTATCCACCATCAAAGAAATCAACTATAGCAAAAGCATGTGACCAATTATGCTCTCTACCTCCTAACCAAGCATTTGATTCTTTACTCATATCCTTTAAACATCCAAGAGCAATAGCACTAACTTGCCCACCTAGCATTGTTGCTGAATGCATCTGGACATCATGTGTATGCCCATAGATTATATTGCATCCTAATTTCCTTAAATGGTTAGCAGAATGATACTGCCCTCCATAGAAATTACCATGATGAAAGTAGAGCTTACCTAACTTAAAAAACTTGCTATTATGATGATATTTATAGCCTCTCTCTTTTAGCTTTAAAGCATTTTGAGTTTTATATTGAGGCAGATATGTATGATCTTCAACAAAGTGATCTAACCATAACTCATGATTCCCTTGCAAGAAATGTCTTTCATTACATCTAACCTTATCAAGAGATTTATCTATTATATCCATCCCATCATTAACAGCTTTAACCTCTGCATCCATATCTGGTATGATATAATCTAAAGGAGGTTTCTTTTTCTTCTTCCATTTCCAATGGCTAAAAGATTCCCATTCTCCAGTATCTCCCAGATCAACATAAATGTCAGGCTTTACTAGCTCTATTGCCTTACACACTACCTTTATTGCTGACATATCAGCTAAAGGAAAGTGTTTATCAGGTGTTACTATTACTCTTTTCAAAAAGCTATGCAATCAATAGAAAAGTGATAAAGCCACTAAATATGATCCCACTTACTATTCCAACTCCAAATATCATAGAGATCTTACTTTCATTAGCTCTTACTCTACCATTTAACTTTTCTAAGTGTTGCTCCATCTTTGATGTTATTTCTTTTATATGCTCAATATCAGAGCTTATCTTTTGAAGATGAATATCTACTTTATCTACTTTCATGGAGGCTCTCAATAATTGCACTCATTCTTAATGCTCTTTCTGGACTATCAGATTTTGCCCATTTAGAATCAAGCATCTCTTTACTAGCTAATAAAAACTCTTGATTAGCTAAGTATCCTAAAGTCAATTTAAAAGAAGATACACCCTTCAAACCCATTTGATAAACCATTTCATAGAGAACATGTTGAGCTTTATCAGGAAGATCAGCCACCCAGATCCACTTATCATTTACATCTTTTATAAGTTTATCTAGTTTTCTTTCAAGGATCATATCACATATATCCTCATCAAGTTCTAGATCTTTTACAGCAAAGCCATAGCCAATAGTTAAGACATTGTTACTGCACTTGTAAGGCTGTGATCTAAACCCTTCATTCTCCTTAACACTATCAATAAGATCCTTCAATTATTAACCTTTTGGATTATTACCAGTTGCATTTTTATAAGCATTTTGAGCTTTACCATCTCCTAACATTTTATCTTCTTCTTCTTGAGATTTAGGATTAAGAGTCTTTCTAACCCAATCAACATATTCTTTAGTATAAGAAGATTTATTTTCATCTTTCTTTGCAGATGATTTAGGATCATTTCCAGTTTTATCTTTATATTGAGTTTGTAGGTTTGAGTTGTTCAATACATTTAAAGCCATCTTACCAAACATAGAATTAGGATCTTTTTGATAAGCATCTACCATAGTTTTCCAATGATTACCCAATTCTGATTCAATATAGTTCACATAAGCTGTTGTAAAGCCAGTAAACATTTGATGAGATGGAGATCCTAAAGATGATCCATCATCATATCTCTTACCTGATTCATTTTGGTAGGCTTTTTGATACTTAGAATCTTCAGCAGTTTTTTTCTTAGCTTTCTCTGACATATTCCTATATCCAATCTCTGCTTCTAACCATTTTAGATAGCCTTTATCAAAAGGAAACTCATACTTTTGATCCTTTTTATGCTCATCTTTTTCTTTAGTAGATTTTTTATCCTTAAATCTTCTCATTCTTTCATCATCTTTCATTCTAGCAATTCTAGGATCAATTTTAGGTATCTGCCTTACATGCTTTTGTAATCTAGGATGAACTTGTCCAGATACATGCTTACTAGTATGATGTAAAATTTGAGAATCAATTTTTTTAATTTTAGCCATTTATTGTTTCCTTGTAATTTAAAATTTAAGGCATCAGGGAGCAGAATGAACTACTCCCATTAGCCATAACCAATTCAATAACTATTATGCTTTGTTATTAAAGTTCACAATATGAGATTCATCTAATACACTCACACCAAATACACAATCAGCTACAACATCATTAGCTATGTATTCTAAGTTGTATTGAGATTGAACTCTAGGCTCTATTGCAAAAGCCACACCCATTGATCCTCTAGTGAATATAGATGCACATTCAGTAGTAGCATCTCCAGTATCTGCCCAATCAGGAGATACATAAACTGGAACACCATAGATCTGCCCTAAAGCTCCACTAGAAACTGGATTAGCTTGATCACCTCTTAAAGTAGCATGTGCAAATGCTGGAACTTCCATAAGAGATTTATAAGCTAAAGGAGAACAAAACATAAAAGTATTACCATCTGCTGGATCAATACCTTTTGCCCATAGTTTAGCCATACCAGTTAAAAGCTCTGCTTCAGTAATTTCTGCATCAGCAGCTAAAGTAACATCATTAGTAGATACATTAGTATCATCTACCATAGCACTAGCAATAGCACTATCAACTTTTTTAGCAATAGCATAACCTAATGAAGATGCATAAGAATCAAATAGATCTGAACTAGCTTGAACAGATGCTATATCTTCAATTCTTTTAGCCTCATAAGGATGGATGTTACAATCAATAGTAGAAACTGCCTCATTACCTGATCCAAATGTTAATGCATTTGAATTAGTTGGAGCATCACTAGCAGTTTCTTCTGCTATTTGAGGAACTTTAACACTTGCTCCAGATCCACTTACTAATGAACTAAAATCAGTAATAAGAGATCTTAATCTGAAATTTCTTTCAGTATATTTTAATACAGCCTCACTCCATAGAGTTGGTAAAAACCCTGATGTGAGAGTAGTTGGATTTACATTAGCCATCTTTTATCTTTCCTTTAATTTTTAAGAATGTTTAGCAAGTATATCTGCCCACTTATCTCTCTGCTCATCTCTGTTTAAATCCTTCATATTAACATCTAAACCTCCACCTCTACTAGCTGGATTATTAGCAACTGGAGCAGATTGAGTATTAGCAGATAACTTATCTACAACTTTCTCTAATTGTTTTAAATTTAAACCAGCAAAATCTTCTCTATCAGCTTCAGGTAGTTTAGAAAGTAATAATTCCTTTCTTTCTGATCTGTAAGCATCCCATGATTCTGCCTTCCCTTTAAGATCAGATATTAATGATTCTTTTTCATCAAGCAATTCTTTCAGTTTACCATCTTCTTTGAGCTTTTGCTCCCTTGCTTTATCATTAGCACTTTTTATTTTGGATAGTTCATCTGTTGCTGTTTTGAATTTATCATTAATCTCTTTGAATCTTGCATAAGGGATTGAACTTTCATTATCATTTTTAGAGTTGTTCTGATCAACTGAGGTTTCTTTTACACTATCCTCGCTAGTGGCTTCAGTATTTACATCCTGATTGATGGCTTCATCCATGATGAACTCCTTATTTATTGTTAATAAGTAAACTTAAAATCTGTATATCTTAAATTGCATTGTTTATATGATGTTAGTTCCTATATGGTAACTATTCATCTAGGTCTTTAAGTGTTATATATAAGATCCAAAACCACCAGATAGATTTAGTTAATATTGTTGATGGCTTAACCATACCAGATCTTATTAATTCTCTTGATTCAGCTCCAAATATCCATGAAAACACACATGCTAAATATCCTATTATATACACTTGAAATAATGATGATAGAAACTGCTCCACTATCCTATCCTTATTGTTTTATCTTTAGGCTTAGTTAGCTTTACATTCTTATCTATCTCTTTCTTTAGCATTCTTTGTATTAGTTTATCTACATCTGGATGAACACTATCTGAGAATATAACTCTACCACCATCTGCTAAACCTTGAACTTTCTCTGCTTGTTGTCTAGATGTCCAGCCTACCTCTGCTCTATCTCTACCACCTTTACTAGACATGTTCCTCCACATAGTTCCAGTAAGTGTTAGATCAGGTTTAGTTGATCTACTTGCTGTGGATTGCCCTTTAGGAACTGCCTTACCAGCTCCTTTTCTATTTTTATATTTAGTGGTGTATTTCTTAAATGATTTACCTTTATGATCTTCTCCCTTTTTCTGAGCAGATACTTGAATCTTATCTCTTACCTCATCTCCTAGCTTTTTAAAGAAAGATGGTTTAGGCTTTGTTTTCATAAAGTTCCTCTAGTGTTATAGGATCAAACTTGCTTCCTCTTTTATCAATAAAATCTGATGCTTTCTTCTGATCAGTTAGATCATCTGATGATGATGTTAATGGTGTCCATTGGTGTCTGCAATTAAATCCACCTCCATCAAGTAGCACACCTTCTCCATATTGCTCTATGATCTGTTTTCTAGTTAATGATCCAGCACTACTCATAGCTAAGCATATATCTCTAGTTTTATTATCAATTACTCCAGCATATACATACTTAGTTTCTTCTTCAGCATTATCCATTTGCTGTTTAATTACAGATCTACTAAAGTTATTCATTGATGTATTTGCTAACACTTGAGCTTGATCTTTTCTAAGTCCTGATATATTAGTTATAGTTTTTTTAATAGAAGATTCTGATTTACCAGCTATGATCCCTTTTAATGTTTCTAATCTAACTGCACTTGAAATCTGATTAACATGAGCAAAGTAAGTTGATTGCTCTAGGATCTGCATTGATTCTAATGATCCCTCACTTATAGTTGAAAAGAATGGAGTATCTAATAATAGATTCTCATAAGAGTTTAATAGTTTATCTATTTCATTTTGAAAACCCAGCTCATTAAGCATATACTTTTCTATATCAATAGTAGACATTATGGTTAGTAGTTCATCTCTAGATAAAGTAGCATTTAGATCCATTATATCTTCTACTAATCTCTTTATTACTTTTTCTTGTGCATTAGCAAACTGCCCAGATGCAAAGTTGATAGTATCATTTATAGGCATTATACCTCCTTATTTACCAGATCTTTTATGAACTCACTCCAATGCTCATCTACTATATGCTTCAGATATTCTTCATTAGAATTAACAATAGCTCCACAATACTCACAGACATGCCCTTCTTTTATCTCATTTTCTAAGACATTCTTTGATATGAAATCATCACTCATTGTTTGTTTGTAAGGCTTTTAATAGATTAGCTCCATTAGCTGATCCTTGCCCTTTCCTTTCTCTGATGTGAGTTAATGCTTCTTCTCTTGATTCAAAACCATCAGGATTAGTTTCAAGTAAGTAATCTGCTGGATCTGCTAGTCCATGCTTGAACTTAAACTCCCAGTTAGCCATCTCTTGAGCTGGATCTGGGAACTCAACCTCATTAAAATCAATATTAAAGTTATTATCAAGTAGTATTCCATGCTCTGTTTCTATTAGTTTCTTTTCAATCTCAAACATATCTTTTTCAACCATTCTAAAGCATTCAACAGCATCCTCTCTAGATTCTAATAACTCTAGATTAGATACTTTAATTGCTACTCCAGATGCATTACCATTAATTCCAAAATCAAATGATATATGATGATTAATAGCTACATTCTGTAACTGGAACTTGATACCTTCTATGATGTTATTTACATTAGTATTAGATGATATGTTACTCATAGATCCATCTTCTAGCACTACTACCTTATTAAGTCCTAATTCAATCTTATTATCATCTACTCTACCATTTATCACAAACTGCCCACCAGCAGATCTAATGTGATGCTGTAGCATAGTCATAGCTATATCTATCTGCTTATTGCATTCAGCTATATCAATAGCTCCTACATTAAAGTGTTCATCAATCATAGTATCAGGCTGAACAAATACAAAAGGCATAACTCCATAAGGATTCACATCATTCTTATTAATCTTTATCTTTTCTCCTTTTTGATTAACCATATAATGTTCAGTATCACTCCAATAGATATAGTGATCATTCTTTACTTGCATCTTGTTATCTGTAGGATGTGGAACTGGATACATAATAGCTATTGGATTAATCATATCATCATCAGCAAAGATAGGCTCATACTCAAGGATAGGAGTTCTTTTAATCTTACCTTTTACTATTGAAAGTTTAATAGCTATAGTTCCTACCAGATTATGTAGCTTTTCAAATGATTTCATCTCATAATCTTTATGCCCTAAATGCTCAAAATATCTTTCATCTGCCTCTCTTACTGGAGCATTCTTATATACTAAAGAAATCCTTTTAATTAATCTTTTAGTTAAGCTGGTAGTATATAAAGGAATCTCATCTTGTAGTGATCCTCCAAAATACTTTTTAATATATTGCTCAGTATTATGATACTGATAGTAATTGATAGAACAATCTCTCCTACTAAAATACTCATTTAGATTATCAGCCTTTAGCTTCTTTAAGGCATCAGAGATTGATTTACTTGCTTGTGATGTTATATACATATTTTTCCTTTAGTTATACCATTAATGTTGATGTATGTGATGTTCTTACTGGATACAGATAAGCTATAGGATATGAACAAGCATCTAAAGCATGTGTAAGCTCTATATCTGTTTTATCTATAGATCCTTTCTTATCTCTTTGAACTAACTCTAAATCTTTAATTAGATGCACACACTTACTACTAATAGTCATACTTACTTTATTCTGTGCATTGTATAGCTTAGTGTTGATTGCATTTAATCTATCTGTATGTGATGGATTAGCTTTAGGACATCTTACTTTAAATCCATAGTTCCTAAGTATATCATGATCTGATCTATTAGATGTAGTTGATCTGGCTGATCCAGAACTATCAGGAATTACTACTATATTAGGATACTTTCTTTTCAATGTTTCTGCTAACTCCATAGTGTTGCTATTCTTTAATCTTATCTCATCAAAGAAATGGATTGTTCCATCAGTATATGTGCAAAAGATCTCTGCTGTCATGTAATCCACATTAAAATCTATACCAGCCTTAATCACATTACTGATCTGACCTTCTTTGACATGTTTATCTCTATCAAAGTTGTAAACTGCCCTTCTACCAGCAGTTTCAAATGATGCTTGAAACTCTTGCTTAAAGAGCCTCTCATCCATATTCCTTTTAGCTTCCTCTATCTCATCAGCACTAACAAAGCCACCTTCTAAAGTAGTATAGAGCCATGATTTCCAACTAGGCTCATCCTTTATCTGTCCTCTCATATAAACCTCATAGAAATGGTTAAAACCATTAGGAGATCCTATGAACATACTCTTGCCTTTTGTAGTGGCTAACATAGGCAATATTATTTCTTCAAAACATGTGGTTTCATTGTTGCATACTCATCTAAAACCACTTTATCTAAACCAGCTCCTCTTAAACTATCCTCATTATCAGCTCCCTTGATTGCTATTTCTGCTCCATTATTTAGCTTAATAGATAGCTCTGATTCATTCATTCTTAGGTTACTGAAACCATGCAAAAGTTTTCTGAGAATAGGATATGCTATCATCTTTCCTTGTCGGTATGTAGGAGCTATATACCACCTTCTCTGATTTGGTAGTATATTCCCTTGTAACAAGAAAACCAATGCAAGATGTGTCTTTCCCCATCTTCTTCCAGCAACTACAACTCTGTGTCTTGCTGGATCTTTTAATATCTTTCTTCTTATTGAATCTAATCTTATCATTCATAATCATCATCTAGATCTAATATCTTGATAGGCTCAATTTCTTGTGTTCTTATGGTTTCTACAGCTTTACCTTCAACTCTTTCTACTATAAACTTAATAGCATTTAGATCTCCTCTTTCAGCCATTCCATACAGCTTACTCATGATCTTGAATCTTTTAGTTCTTTCATCTTTCTCCAGATCTCCAATCTCATTTAGAATATCTGTAAAAGAGTTTCTTCTACCTTTAGGATTACCTGATTCTCCCTTCTTCCATCTATTTCCCTCAGTATTACCCTTAGTAAATTGTCCTTTACTATTCCGATTGTTTTCCGATTGTTTAGCCATCATTTACTTTCTATATACCTCATTAGATAAAAATAGGCATCAGCCCATAGGTTACTATTGTTATCCTTATCAAATTTCTTTAATCCACTATTATGAAACTCTTGATGATGCATTCTACATAAAGGAACTACACCTTTCTCCATGTGTTCAAACTCTGTTAGCTTATTCCTATTTCTTCCCATCCCTACTGCTTTGATATGATGAGGATCATTAGGAGGAGAGTTAAAACATATTGAACAAGGCTTATTCCTTATAAAATCAATATAATCCATTATATATATAATTTAGATTATGATGATCTATATAATGTTAGTTCCTATTTAGTAACTAAAGGCACTTTCTTATACTCATTATTACTTAAAACCTTCTTGATCTGGCTTTCTCCTATAAAGAACTTATCTGCTACTATTTCTAGCTTTTCTTCATATTTAAGCTCTGAATATGATAATCCATCCCAAAAGGATCTTATTAGTGAGTTTCTGATATGCTCATGATTTACTAAATGTTCAGGTGTGTAGTATTTACTCATGATCTCCAGTAGTGTATATTTCAAATTCTGTATGTGGATCTTCTCCATATTTCTTTCCAGCAAAGATATTAGTAATTAGAGAATCATCCTTAATATATTCTGCATCTTGTAATACATCTAATAGTAGTTTAATTAGATTATCTAGATCAGGTTTAATAGAGTGTTTAGTTGGAGCATTGATCTTTAGTATGTGGCTATACTTTCCTGACCTATAATGTTTTTTAGGATAAGGCATAACAAATTCAACTGCTATGCTAATAGGCTGATCATAAGGCTTTTTAGGCTTTTGATCTAATAATTGTTTTATATACTCCTTTTTATCAGGAGATGAAGGATCATACACTATTCCTCTTTTAGTGTGCCTATGTCTTTTCTGAGCTTTAGGTATGCCCTTAATAATCACTTAACTATCTTAACATATACTGGATTCTGTGGAACTGATCCTAGTTGGTATTTACCAGCTCCCATTAATAAAAACATCATAGTAGCTACTAAAAATCCTATTATAAAACTTTTTATATCTTTCTTCACTTATTCTCCTTTTTTTATAAAACTAAAAATATGCTCAATTATAGGTAGTGTCCATCCATCTCCTATTAAGCTACCTGTTTCTGTGTGTGTAATTATATCACACCAATCATCCTTAAAACCTTGTAACCTACATAACTCAATCTTATTAGGTAATCTCATATCTCCATCATCTTCATAGATTAAACTCATCATAGATCTATCTTCTCTGCCTTTTAGGAATTTTTGAGCCTTATAGCTCTTTATGTTTTTATAATTAGCAGAGGCAATAGTTCTTTCCATTAAGCAAACAGATTTATCAACTTTCACTACTCCATCTGTTATTATATCTTTAAACATGATCTTCCTATCTTTTGGTAATGGAATGTCAGTTACTAGATCTCCAAACAATCCATCCTTTCTAGTTCTTATGTTGCTCCAATAATATCTATCTCTTAATTGTGCAGTAACTAAAGATGAGTTTATTCTTATTGGATAAACTCCTAATGCTCTACTCATCTCTCCCACATCTGATTTAGGAGCAGATCCTACATTCTCTTGCAAAAACAATACATTAGGATTAAAACTTTTAACATAATTCAATATATCTACAAACACCCAAAATAAACTTGATCTATCTCCTTTTAAGCCTTTCCTAGATCCAGCTATACTTAAATCCTGACATGGAGAGCCGCTTAAAACCATATCTATGTTCTTCCAATCTATATCCCATTCTTTCCATTTAGTAACATCTCCTAATTGTATAGTATCAGGATAATGATGTTGAGTTAGCTTTATAGCACAAGGCTTTATTTCTGATGAATAATACTTATCAACTTTGATCCCTACATTATTTAATGCAGTATGTCCAGTAGACATTCCATTAAACAAACTTAATACGATCATTTTTTCTCCAATTTTGAGGGAAACCTATCTCCAAAGTGTTAGAGGAATAACACCAAAAGAGAAGGCAGAGATAGGAATCCCTAGTCCTTTTTTATTTCTTCTATAGTAGCAGTTGCTATCTGTTTAGCTAAACCTCTATTATGCTTTTGGATCTGGAATAATCCTAGCTTAGCTATCTTCAGCTTTTTATTTAATAGCTCTAATTCTCCTAGCAACATGCTTACTTGCTTTTGCATCAATTCTCTGTTCAAGTTTATCTATCCTTATTTGCTTAGTAAGTAAATCATTCATTAAACATTTATTTTGATATTCATGAAACTTAAAGATCTCTTTTTTTATTGATTCTGATATTTTTACAGCTAATCCTTTTTTCTTAACACCACTATCTATTAGCTCTTTTCTGATTGTTTCTTCTATGTAATCTGTATCCATCTTACTTTCTCCCATAGGAATTGAGAATGTATTGATATATCCACCAACATTCTCCATTATTTGAATGCTCTAATGCAACTCTCTTTACTCTCTCAGCAGTTGGTAAGCCTTTATATTTTTCTGGAACATGAGAATGATAATTACTTTTCTTATGTATCTCTCTCTGTCTAGCCTTACAATATTTAGGCTTATTAATTCCTTTTGTTTTAAGCAACTCTCTCCTTTCTTCTAGGTAATATTTCAGCACTACAGCATCTACTATCTCCATAAAGAATTTCATTATCTTTGTATGATGAGCTTTCTCCACATTTAGCACAATATCCCATAGGAAATCCAGTAGTGTCTTTATTGAAATCAGTTAATTTCTTTTTTTCTTTTTGAGGCTGATTAAAATTATTGCTATCCCATCTAGCTAATCTTAATGCAGTATTCCATGTTTTCTGCATCTCAAATCTCATTTTAGTTCCTGATGGATTGGTTTCTGTCCAATATTTTTTAAAAGCTACTCTCATATCCTTATCATACTGATCATGAAAGCTAGAAACCTCATTACAGAATCTCACATATCTATATCCAATTTTAGTTTTATCTTTCTTCTTCTCAAGTATTCTATAAAACTCATTTGGATCTGTCATATCTATTACATCAGTTGAATTAGCCATTTTTTTAATCTCCTCCTTCCCTTTTTCTTTTTCTTTAACTATATCTTGTTCTTTATCTTTATCTTTATAAGCTGATGAGCCTCTAGGCAGAGCCTCACTAGCCTCTAAATCAATATCATATTTATTTAATTGTTTAAGAACAGATTTATGAGCATTGTTAGTATCTTTAAGCTCTCCATATTGAAACTTTACAAACTTTACCAGATACCACTTAGTTGATCCATTATTTAAGATACTGATCTGATCTCCTAAATGCTCAAATATCTCTTTTTCAGTTACTTTTGAGCCTATCATAAAGCTCATAAGCTCTACATCTACATCATATATCCCAGCATGATCACAATTAGTCATTAAGTAAATCCATACACATTTCATTTTAGGATTTAGCTTTCTAAACCAAGAATGTTTATATAGCTGAGTATCAACATACCGCTTAGGCATTTTCTTCTCCTTTTCTTATTTCTATTAGCTTTGCACAGATATAAACCATCATATCTAAGCATTCCTCTAAAGCCTCTTGAGTAAAGTTTCTACCATCAGATGATATATTTTCTTTACCATACTTTTCAGCTCCCATCTCAAGCCTTTTTACTATTAATTCTATGATCTCTTTATTCATCAAATAATGTTAATGGAGTTACAGATGGTGTAGATGGAGGAGAATATAAGCTAACATCTGAATCAGCATCTATAGTCATTACTCTAACACCACCCTTAACTCTTAATCCTTTAATTTCAGTTCCAACTCCCTGATCTAAGAGAGGTTTCCAATTCTTATAATTTCTAAATGATGGACATAGATCTGTTTTAGCAAACTTTCCATCTTCCAGCTTAAATCTTACTCTTTGAAAGTAATAGCCACCATTAAATGATTTTTTAGGTATATCAATCTTGGTTATTACTGCCTTCATATAATTTCTCCTTTAAGTATTCTTGTTGATCTGATCTGGATTTTTTATTAAACTCATACATTTCTTTAGGACTAGGACAGATTTTAGTCATCCACTTATACCACATAAGATGATAATCCAACTCAACTACTATCCCATTTAATGTCTTTAAATCACTCATAATTCTCCATTAGCTATTAGGGATGCCTAGCATTTGACATCCCTTTTAGCCTTTCTAAGCTCCTAAAAAGGAACATCCTCATCATTATCTGATGAAGATCCGACTAGCTCCTGATTAGTTTCTTCATTTCCATAAGCTGTCATAGCAAGTTTATAAACTTGATCTTTGACATCTTTACTAGCATGAATAGTATCAAAATATTCTCCATTCTTATCTTGTTGAGATGGAAATCCAACAAACATTCCATTATCTGAATCAATAATTTTGAATCCTTTTAATACTAAACCCATTACCTCTAGATCAAAGAAAGCGACTATCTTTCCCCATGATCCTTTTTTTATCCTAGCTATCTTCATGCATTCTCCTTATTAATAGAATTTTGCATCTGTTCATCTAAGGTTTCATTAATCTTAAATGATTCAATGTTCTTAGCCATTTTATCTAAAGCATTATCAGCATCATGGCTAGTTTTAATCTTATCCCACCATTTCTTAGTTTCTGCTCTCTTACCATCAAAAGAATTATGGCTTAGGAACTCAGCAAACTGACTTTTCTGCTCACTACTAACATATCCACCCATAGCATCCATACCATCATCATCTTGTGGAGCAAGTCCTAGCAAACCCATAATCCCATATCTTCTTCCATAAGTTGATAATCCAGCTACACCATGTGGATCTTTCTTAATCATTGGAAAGCCTATTGTATTTGATACAAATTGCCCTGATTCATGTGTAAGAGTAGTAATAACATAGAAAATGCTATTTTCAGCATCTAAATCAAACTCATGCCCTATTAAAACTTTAGCATCATTTAGAGGCTTTTGGATAGTGTTCATTACTTTAATTAATGTAGCATATTTAGCAAAAGCTCCATCATTATCTTTAGTTATTCCAGATAAACTACTCTGAACACTTAATAGAGCTTTATTTATCTTATCTTTGTTTTTTAAAACATCATCTCTCATTTATATTCTCCTTTTATATTGATGATTTTTCTTATTAATGATCAGATCTACATCTGAATCTTTAAATCTCATTTTTCCATTTGGTAAATAACTAGGCTGTAGG